GATTGTGGGTGGTAGTAAACTAATCGTAGCAGTACTTGTCGCCGTGAGACCAGCACCACCTGTGACTTTAACTGTATAGGGTCTATTTGCGAGTTGTGGGCTACCAAGTACCGCACCAGTCGCCGAAAGTTTGAAGGTAAGACTTGTCGCGTCCACAAACGCTACAGAGTCTACAGGGTAAAGGGTGGTTCCATCTACACCCAACACTTGTACTTTATCTGTTCCTGTCATAGAAGAAGTGAACCCCGTACCGGTAACGGTGATCGTCGTCGAGCCAGTCGCAGAGGCTAATAAAGTATTGTTTGAGAGGCTTGTGATTGTGGGTGGTAGTAAACTAATCGTAGCAGTACTGGTCGCAGTGAGACCAGCACCACCTGTGACTTTAACTGTATAGGGTCTATTTATGAGTTGTGGGCTACCAAGTACCGCACCTGTCGCCGAAAGTTTGAAGGTAAGACTTGTCGCGTCCACAAACGCTACAGAGTCGACAGGGTAAAGGGTGGTTCCATCCACACCCAACACTTGTACTTTATCTGTTCCTGTCATAGAAGAAGTGAACCCCGTACCGGTAACGGTGATCGTCGTCGAGCCAGTCGCAGAGGCTAACAACGTATTGTTTGAGAGGCTTGTGATTGTGGGTGGTAGTAAACTAATCGTAGCAGTACCGACCGCTGCAATACCCATAGCATTCGCGACTCTAATTTTATACGGTGTCTGTAATGGGTCGTAGCCATTGGCTGCCCCAAACACCCCCATTTGAAAACTTATTTGGTAACCGGCAGCGGCTGGTGTAGTCGTATTAAAAACACTGTATCGGTTTCCATCTACACCTTCGAGTTCAACTGTCGACCCCGTATTAATACCCGTACCTTGAACTACGAACGTCTGGGTTCCTGTATGGGCACCCTGAACACTTATCGGTGAAACACTCGTGATAGAGGGTGGCGCAGAAATAGCTCCCCACCCCGAACTCGTTGTGTACGCTTCCACGGACCCGGTTTCCGTGTTATAACGGATCATACCGTTAACTAGGTTTACCGGTCTCTGCCCCGTAGTCCCACTGGGAACGGTTAGAACACCTGTCCCTGTCATAGTCAAATCCTTCCCCACTGAAACGTTTCCTGTCGTATAAGAAAGGTCAGCCCCCGTCGTTGTCCATGGAGAGGATGCAAACGGGGCTCCATTTTGATTGAACGTTCCTGAGAAGTTTATATCACCGGCAACGGTCAAATCCTTCCCCACTGAAACGTTTGCTGTCGTGACAAGACCGGTGGTATCGTTCGAGAATTGAATGGTGTTCGAGGTGACATTCCCAAAACCTGCGATTAATTGTAGAGTCGGGGGTGTCGTAAAGTCTGTTGTTACGTAAATGTTCCCACCGTTTAACTTGAAATTTTCAGCCTCAAGATTCGATGTTCTGAGTGTCGCGTTCGTAATGTCGAGAAACCCGGTGGGTGTGTATATCGGCATGTTCACCTCTACTATTTGGGGAGGTTTTTTTAAACTGGGGGAAACCCGAAGGACGGGACAAGTGCTTCGCACTTGGAACTCTGGTTCTTACAAAGTGGGACGCACTTTGGAGGAAATTGGTTTATGGAGTTGGAATTGGGGGCCACTCAACACCCGTGAGGTTTCCGTCTTCATCGAGGATGGGTCGGGCCGTACGAGGTAAGTCCCTCAGAGCCTGGCGATACATGATCCAATCCTCTACCTCATGTTTGCGTGGATAATCTCGGGTCATGTATTTATCACTCTTATCGAGGAGAACGTTCCTCTCCTCTCGAAGTTTATTGAAAGCGAGTATACGCGCTTCTTCGGTGTATGTGAGTTTGTAGAGCGCGCTCTCATACATCTCGTCGTGGGGTTTTGCAAAATTATCATCATCGAAAACAACACTTTCCCACGTAGTACCGTCAGACGTATAGGATACACCAGGTGTTATGATTTCTAATACTTGGGCGAGCATCTAACATATAATGAGATTAATTTTGTGTGATTAAGACCCAACCGTTAAAGTCAGCTGTCGCCGTACCACCTGGATTACCCAAGAAAGTACGGTTTGCTACGGTAATACTTGTTGTACCATTAGGCATGATCCACGACGTGGCAGCGGGAGCGTAGCTTGGCGAGTTGTAGTAGCCAGCCCCACCAGCGCCATACCCACCGCCACCACCAGAGGTTTGATGTTGTCCAGATCCACCACCGCCGAACCCACCGTCACCACATGAAGATTGGTTCCTTACACCACCCTGCCCAGGTTTAACAAGCACGCTGTACGATCGCGAGTTTGTTTGGGGTGTATCCACAAAGTTATGCACACTTTTACCATATGTATAGACTCCGTCCCCACCTTTACCGTTCTGTCCCCACCCACCTCCACCACTACCGCCGTTCGGCCCTTGATTGTTATATGGTACGTGTGAGGTTCCCTGACTACTTCCATTTGCGGAGAGATACGTGTTGCTATTAGTGTATTCACTCGTACCAGTACCACCACCCGCAATAAGGTATATATCATCTGTGGTGATTCCGAAATTGTTCTTGAGAACGAACGTACCACCCCCACCACCACTCGAAAGCTGGTAGTTGGTGGCGGCGACCCCCCCCTGTCCAACAATAATAATTATTTTTGTTCCTTTTGTTAATGTAAAATCCGCCTGGACTCGTGCACCCTTACCCGGTGTTTGGCTGGTAAAATTCGCGTCGCCGCCTAGAGCCCCTTGTGCCTGGATTGTGTACGTACCATCTTTGGGTACAGTCCAAAGTTGAAACCCCCTCTGTGGTGTGGAGGCATCCGACCCTGAATCGGGGTAATAACCCTTTCCTAAATTAAAGTGTGCAGGATTCGTCCTCCACGCCGCAGCTGAATAATCGGCGTGACCCGTTAAAGTTACGAGTTCCGGTCCAAGGTATCCCGTTTGCCCCCCATTCGTAAACTTGAACGGATTTGGGCTGAAGGTGTAGAGGTCTGACGACCCTACGATATTGATTGCTCTATCTGTGAACAGTCCGGTGGCATTATCGGTCAATCGGAATGTTACACTCGTCGTACCCAACGCCGCAATTTGACCTGTTATCGCACCCCCGGCGGTCACCGGTTGGAGGCCTGATGGTAAGGCGTTACTCCCGGGTGCTAGAGAGAACGTCCTATTCGTACCACCACCACCATCTGTACCCACGAGTGTTTGAGTCGTGGTATCGATAGTAATGAAGGTCAGGTCCGCATCAGCCGCGGTGGTCCACCCAACCGCAAACCCAATCACGGCAGTACTGGTCCCGATCAGACCCGACGTGCTGTTGACTTTAAGTTTATAGGGTTGTTGTGCCACGGCATAGCCACCACTCGCCCCGAGTGTCCCCATCTTGAAAGTCACTTGGGTCCCGGCAGCGGTCGCATCGAAAACACTGTACAAACTTCCATCGGCACCTTCCAATTGTACCGTCGATCCACTAACAATACCCGTACCGGTAGCCGTGAATACTTGGGTTGATGAATCCAAGACCTCGGCTGAGAAATCAAAGATGTAGGCACCACCGGTTCTTCCGAGGGAGTAAGGAGGGGAGGCCCCCACGATAACCTTCGTCCCGTCCCTGCTCATGTGGACGCTTATACCGAATTTGTCACCGTTTGTGGCATCCGATGCTAGAAGCTTCTGTTGTTGGGACCACTGACTGGTACCCGAGTTGTAGACGAAGATATAGGCGGCCCCGGTACCGGCTGCGGAGTTAGAGTCTGCTTGGAGCAGCGCCCCCACGATAACCTTCGTCCCGTCAGAGCTCATGGAGACGGAGTAGCCGAAGTTGTCATCCAACTCTGTGACCGATGCCTGAACCCTTGTACCTGTATCCCAAGACCCACCACTGTAGGTGTAGATATAGGCGGCACCTCCACTCGATACCGCCTCGCTGTCCAGTTGTGACCCCACGATGACAAGGTTCCCATCACCAGATATGTCTACACTGGCGCCGAAGTAGTCACCGGCCGGGTTCGCGGTCGGTGACACAAGCTTCGTACCCGCATCCCAAGACCCATCACTGTAGACGAAGATATAGGCGGCACCGTCGTTTCCAGTGTTCTCTGTCTTTGCCCCCACGATAACCTTCGTCCCGTCGGAGTTAATTGAGACGCTTATACCGAAGTAGTCAGTCGCATCTATACCCGTTGACTGAATCTTCGTACCTGCATCCCAAGACCCACTACTGTAGGTGAATATGTAGGCGGCACCGCTGACTGAACCCGTCCCTGTGCCCACGATAACCTTCGTCCCATCCCCGCTCATGGAGACCACCTCACCGAATCGCAAGTTTTGAGCTGAATCCGTTGCTACAAGCATCGTTTCTTCGGACCACAGACTGGTGCTTGAGTTGTAGGTGAAGATATATGCGGCGCCATCGTTAGAGCCTCCGGAGACGTCCTGACCCCGTGCCCCCACGATAACCTTCGTCCCATCCGAGTTCATGGAGACGGCGGAGCCGAAGTAGTCGGGCGAGGCGGCATCCGATGCTACAAGCTTCTGTTGTTGGGACCACAGACTGGTGCTTGAGTTGTAGGTGAAGATATAGGCAGAGCCGGCATTAGTACCCCCCGCACTGGTCGGTGGGTCCTCACCGTACGCCCCCACAATAGCCTTCGTCCCGTCCGAGCTCATTGAGACTTGCCCTAGACCGCCAAAGTAGTCTCCATGAACTATATCCGTTGACTGAATCTTCGGCTGTTGGGACCAATTAGGCACCACCCCACCACTAGTAAGTGTGGTTAACGGCGAAATACCTGTGACCGTGGGTGGTTGGGCGATGGGGGCCCACCCCACCGCTGCGTACGCTTCCATGAACCCGGTTGTGGAGTTATAGCGGATCGTACCCAGGGTAGGGTTCGCCGGTCTCTGTGCCGTAGTGCCACTGCCTAGAGTGCTACCCCCTGTCCCGGTGACCACAAGGTCTGTTGACTCAACCCGACCTGAAACCATCAGTTCAGCCGTTGATGAGATACTCGCCGTAGCTCCCATACCGCTATGGGACGTACAGTAATAGTAAAGTGTTGTAGGGGCACCCGCTGGGACTACAAACGTTCTCTTTTCAGTACTTCCATACGCACCCGTAGTTGTTATACCCGTATCGTATGCATCACCAGTGGCAGTTTCTGAAATTCTAAAAGGGTGAACACTGGGAGCGATAAGACTACTATCGGATAGATCAAAAATATACGTTTGGTGTTGGTGTAAGTGTAAAGTGGGACGATCTACACCATTGATCTCATACTTACCATTGCTACCAACCTTGACCACAAATGTCTTAGTAGTTCCGATCGTGACTACATTGCTCATGAGTGAAGTCGTAGAAGTAACACCCCCAGTGACAGTCAAATCATCCGATACTGAAACGTTCCCAGTGACAGTCAATTCCTTCCCTAAAGAGACGTTCCCCGTCGTATAAGAAAGGTCAGCCCCCGTCTTTGTCCATGGAGAGGATGAAAACGGGGCTCCATTTTGATTGAAAGTTCCCGAGAAGTCTATATCACCGACCACGGTTAAATCTGTAGAAATATATGCGTTCCCGACCACGTGTAAATTAGACGTGGGTCCGTTACCGTCGACCCCGACCCCGAAGCTTCCTGTAGTTGTGTCGATGACCGTGTTCGATGAAACACCGACGAACGTGACCGCATCGACACTCTTGAAATCGAGCGTGCCTTGGGGTGTTGCGATAGGCATCGTATCTACTATTTGGGGAGGTTTTTTTAAACGAAAAAGTCCGAAGGACTTTGTTTGATACGAGTGGCGAAGCCACTCGGCGCGGGGGTTTCTTACAAAGTGGGAGGCACTTTGGAGGAAAAGGTTAGGCAGTTGGAATTGCGGGCCACTCAACACCTGTCAGGTTTCCATCTTCATCGAGATCCGGTGAAGACATACCCGGGAGGTCACGGAGGTGTTGGCGGTAACGACCCCATTGTTGACGGAGTTCGTCCCTTATGGGGTAATCTGCCATTATGTATTTATCAGTGGAGGGAATCAATGCGTCTCGCTCTGAGCGGAGTTTCGTCATCGCATCGACCCTACGTTGTTCCACGGCTTCTTGGGTCGCAGTTTCCTCTGGTGTGGGTTCAACAATACAATCGGTACAAAGTTCCATATAATATACTAGATGTTATAATTTTGTGATGACGACGTAGCCGGCTCCGGGGTACGATGAATTCGTGGGGACACTCGACCCTGACACGATGTAGGTATTGCCAGCTATGAATCCGTTTCCAGCCGAAAGATACGAACCACCACTACCACCGCCATTGCGGCCACCTGACCAACCTCCCCCCCCTCCCCCCCCATTACATCCACCACCGCCACCACCGCCAAATCCACCCCACCCACCGATGCAGCTTGCCTGACTACTCTGGGTGGTTACCTGAGCGCCATTCCCACCTTGTATGAACCCCTTTGCATTTATCGAAACGTTATAATTAAGCGTAGACACTGGAGATGAATAGTACCCCCCCCCACCGGTTCCCCACCCACG